CCTACTCCCACACGCAATAAGCGCCGCTAGAAAACTAGCACCTCTGTCGGTAGCACCTCAGAAAAGAGGCACCCACCTCTGCCGCCACTTTAGGACGGCAGAACCGGATATGGATTTGTGCTCAACGTACTTGAGAAAGTCAAGCGCGCTACACATTCCAGATTCCCAGGGATACAGGTCGGTAAGGCGTTGACTCACGTCTTCATCGTCATAGCTGTCGCTCTCCAACCAGGAGAGAAACTGGCTAATCTGACGTTGACGCTTGTCTCGGCGTTCCCGTTCCTGAAACTCCCGTTGATGGGCCTGCAAAAGCCACAGATAGTACTTCGTCTGCTCGGCAAAAGCCGGGTCGATATCGTGCAATTCTGTGTCCTTAGCGGTCACGGTCCAGACCTTTACTTCGCGCGTCTGATAGCACGAAGCGCGGGACTTTGCCGAAACCTTCATCTGGAACCTGCTTGGAACGCGATAGTTCGTGTCCGTGCAGTCATCCGTCAGAAGAAACGGTGTTGGTAGCGCACAAGCTGCCACCTGTCCCGCCGCCCAACGCCTCTCAGCGTCGAGGTAGGCCGAACGGCTTAAGCGGAGGATAGCGTAGTACTTGTCCCACAAGGACAGGAGGCTACACAGGTACTTTCGCAGATTTGTGAATCCGTATAGGTACGACCGATTAACAAAATCGATCAAGCCGACGTATTCACCCGGTGTCGTTGATTCACCCGAAACAGCATTGACAATGCCCACGTAGCGTCTAGAGACGCGCAGTGGGGTTATGTCTTGACCGTTGAGGGCCTCAATGCCGCAAGCTTCTCGGTAGATGTATCGGCCTGTCGTTCGACAGGTCTTTTCATCGTTAACCTTGAAGTGAAGCAGCGCTGATAAGAAGCGCAGCTCATCAGAGCAGTCGCTCCGGATCACGACGTCGTCGCCGTAGACGAGATAATCTCCCTTACGTGACTTGCGATGGAGTTTGCGACGGATTGCTACCTCACACAGAGCAGCGAACACCATGCTCTCCATTGGGAAGCAGGCGGAACTGCCCATCGGTGCGAACTTGGAAAGCGGTATGGTTGTCGGGCCGAAATAGGCCTTAAGACCCTTGTGCTTCTTGCTCGTCTCTCCGACGGTCACGGCTTTTGACCGCGACCATTGGGATGGTGCGAACAGCCAAGTGCCCTTGGTTATGCCTCGGACAATAGCGTTTGTGACAAAGTCAGAGGCCTTCGAGTAATCGAAGGTATCCCACTGACCAGCGACTGACCCCTCCAAGGCCAGCCGCCGCGACGCGTTCTGATCGTGGAGATGCACGTTCACATGAGACTCATGGAACATGCGATCCATTAACCAGAAAAGGTCATTCTGTA